TAAGTTTTGATCATCCTTTAAATGTTTTTTTAGATAGAGATGACGAGTCGGTATAACGTCCTCCGTGATGGTAAAGTTATTTTCACGAATGTAAGTGAAATGGAATACTTTAATTTAATGGAGGATTTTGCATTGGAGTTCTATCAAACAGGAACTCCGCATCCTAATGAAATTAGTTTTGAGATACTAGAAGATGAGTAAAGTAGCAATTGCTTATAAAGGTAGTTTTAATTCACCGCTAAGTCTCGTAGAGAGCACCATAGAGAATCACAAATCAATGTTCTTGGATTACTTCGAGGACATTGATTTCTTTTTTAGTACCTATAATATTGGTGATACGGAACTTAGAGATCTTTATAATCGTGAATTGAATGGTATAGAGTGGGGTTATATTCCATCTGAGTTAATGACTGCTTCTACGTGGACTGCACAGTTTGAGCACCACGGGAACCTCGCTCGTATGATTAGCAACCGTGAAACTCGATATGATTTGATCGTAATTACTCGACCTGATTTACGTTGGTTGAAACCTTATAGTGACGTAAACATTGATAACTCGAAGTTTAATATAGCGATTCAACATCAATCAGGGAATTGTGATGATAATCTCTTTGTATTCCCTCAGAATTATTTGAATGGATTTGTAAAGAGTATTGATGAACTCAAGAGTGGTGGTGGTATTACACACGCATTGAATCATCGTTTAGTTGAGAATGGTGTTCCAATTCATTATATGCAAGAGTATGATGAATCTACATTCCATACTAATTCTAATTTGGGGCAATCGATCTTTACTATGTGCAAATACTTATGAATACTCCTACAACTCAATTAAAAGATCTTATACACGTTGAGAAGGGCATTATACCCCCTGAGTTGTGTGATGCCTGTGTCAATGATATAAAGAGGCGTACAGAGTGGCAAGCACACAAATGGTACAGTAATGATTCAGGACAGGTAAGTCTAGATGATAAGAGTCGAAAGGAATTAGATATACTATTTGCAGGAAGGGAATTAGATAATAAGTTTCTTCCTATTATATTTGAAGTCGGATCAATCTATAATGAGAAGTTTGCATGGGATTCACCATTAACATCAGAGATTATAAGTACAACCACGATACTTCGATTTAATCGTTATCGTGAAGGAGAAGAGATGTTTCAACATATGGATCATATTCATTCTTTATTTGAAGGTGAAAGAAGAGGAATACCAGTATTGAGTTTTATTCTTAACTTTAATGATGATTATGAAGGTGCTGATTTATATTTTTGGAATGATACAGTTGTTTCTTTAGGAAAAGGTGATATAATAGTATGGCCATCGTTATTTTTATTTCCGCATGCAGTCTCTAAATGTACGAAAGGAACTAGATACTCAGCAGTTACATGGGCTTGGTGAAGATATGGAAGAAGTTACAAAACCGTGGGGATCTTATACTAATCTTTTAGATGAAGATTATACTAAGGTTAAAAAGATCGTTGTTAAACCTGGTCAATCCCCTAGTTATCAGTATCATTATAAAAGAAGTGAGGTATGGATTATCGTAAAGGGCGTTTGTACTGTGCGTTATAATGATATTTTAAAGGATTATGGAGTTGGAGATACCATAAACATCTCTAGATTAGGTAAACATCAACCAATAAACAATGGAACTGAAGATGTAGTGTTTATTGAAGTACAATTAGGTACTTATTTTGGTGAAGATGACATTGTGAGGTTGGAAGATAAGTATGGAAGAGTATAAAGTATTACTTACTACAAGTGGATTAGGTTCTAGATTAGGAAATCTAACAAAGTTTACCAATAAAAGTCTTGTTCGTATTGGTGATAAACCTGCAATTTCACATATAATTGAATCTTACCCCTCAGAGGTTGAGTTTATCGTGACTCTGGGGCATTATGGATCGCATGTGAAGCAGTATTTAACACTTGCACATCCAGAAAGATCAATAAAATTTGTAGAAGTTGATAATTATATGGGTGAAGGAAGTAGTTTACTCTATTCTATCTCTTTGACACAAGAGTTTTTACAGTGCCCATTCATATTTCACGCTTGTGATACAATTCTGCCACAGAATTATGCAAAAGATATTGATTTTACAACAAATTGGTCAGTTGGTGGTATAGGAAGTAACAGTCAAGCATACAGAACACTTAATTGTGTGAATGATCGTATTGCTTCTATCAATGAAAAAGGTGAGCAAAACTTTGATTATGTCTATGTTGGTGTATCTGGTATTAAAGACTACCAAGTATTTTGGAATCATTGTAATTCTATCGTAAAATCGATTAAAACAAGCGATTTGAGTGATTGCCATATCATTAGGAAGATGAATGACTTCCGTGTTATAGAGGCAAATGAGTGGTATGACATGGGTAATGTTGATTCATTGAAGAAAACCAGAGAAAAGATCAAAGGAACTATCAATGTATTAGACAAAGAGGATGAAAATATCTTCATTGTTAACAAACATGTGATTAAATTCTTTGAAAATAAGAAAATATGCTCTGATAGGGTTGCTAGAACAGATAATCTAAAGCGTTTAGTTCCTCCAATACTTGAAAGTACTGAAAACTTCTACAAATACAAGTATGTTGAAGGGCATTTACTTGCTGACGGCATCAATTTAGAAGATTTTAAGCATCTATTGGTTTGGGCAACGGGTAATCTATGGAAAAGTAAGAAAGATTCATCATTTAAAAATAACGCACTATCCTTTTATAGGGACAAGACAATCTTAAGAGTGGATAAGTTCCTTGATAAGTACAATCTTATCGATAAAAGTGATATTATTAATGGAATCGAAGTACCTTCTATCAGTTCTATGTTGGAAATTGTCAATTTTGATGAAATTATGGGTAAAGAACCTACTGGGTTTCATGGAGATTTTATTTTAGACAACATTTTACAAAAAGATGATGAATTTACACTCATTGATTGGAGACAAGACTTCAATGGGAGTATTGATGCAGGTGATATGAGGTATGATCTTGCAAAATTGAACCATAATTTAGTGTTGAATCATAAAGTTTTGGCAAAAAGTCTCTATGCAGTAGAAATTTCTGATAATATTGAGTGTGATGTGTTTGTTAAGAAGTCATTTATGGATTGCAAGGAGATTTTACATAATTTTTGTGAAGAATACTTGGGAACTGACTTTAAAAACATTGAAATATTGACTGCTATCATATGGATTAACATGTCTCCTTTACATGAATACCCACTTGATATGTTTTTATACTATTTTGGCAAATATAATTTACATTTGAGCCTTAGTAAATGAAATTTCCAAAGTATTACATTGGTCCAATGAGTAAAAATGTAGTTGATTGTATTATTGATCACAGTCAACAACATTCTGTTGGGTTTATACCCTCTAGAAGGCAAGTCGATTACAATGGTGGTTATGTTAATGGTTGGACAACCGAATCTTTTACTGATTATGTAAGAAAAAGGAGTTCATCTCCTCTTCTTTGTAGGGATCATGGTGGAGAAAATCAAGGTCAGGTTGAAGATGATGGTATAAAGTCATTTAAAGAGGACTGTACTCGTTTTGATTTGATTCATATTGACCCATTTAGGGTATGTAAGGATGTAAACTCTGCTTCTAAGGTTACAAAAGAGGTAATAAAGACTCTTTTTGAGATTAATCCCAAAATAATGTATGAAGTAGGTACAGAAGAGGCTATTTTTAAGTATCAACCAGAAGATTTAAAGAATTTTCTTAATTATCTACAAACTTCATTAACACCAAAACAATTTGCACAGATAAAATATGCAGTTGTTCAGTCTGGAACTGGTTTAGATTTATCAACAAGAACAAATACTGGTAATTTTAGTAAAAGAAGACTTAGTAAGTTTATAAAAGTAGTAAAAGAATTTAATTTGATGAGTAAAGAGCATAATGGAGATTATCTAATTGATTCTTTTGATGTTGAACTAAGATTTGATACTGGATTAGATGCCATTAATATTGCACCAGAATTTGGGCAAATTGAATCGGAATATTATTTGGAACAATGTAAGAGCGATAAAGAACTATTTGAAACTCTTTATCAGATATGTTATACTTCAGGCAAATGGAAAAAATGGGTAAGAAATTTTGATAGAATATCAAGAGATCAGTTAATTATGACTTCTTGTCATTACATACTATCAAATAAAGATTTTATTCAAAAAATAAAATCAAATTTTCCTAATTCTGATACATTAATTAAAAAAAGAATTAATTCTAAGTTAAAATTGTTAAATGAGCAAACAAAAAGTTATTGCATTTGATTTGGATGATGTAATTTGTTATCGTCCCACTGAATATGAGCATTATGGACCTGATAAGTATGATTACTGTAAACCATACCCAAAAGTAATTGATATAGTAAATTCATTATATAAAGATAATTACATTAAAATCTATACAGCAAGAGGAATGTCACAATTTAATGGTGATGTTGAAAAAATCTATGATATGCTGTATAATAAAACTATAAAACAATTAGATTCTTGGGGTGTAAAGTTTCACCAACTTATTATGGGAAAAACGCATTATGATGTATTAATTGATGATAAGGCACTTAACTCATATAATATAAAAGAATCAACTATCAATAAATTTCTAATGGAGGGAATGAATGGCTAAAGTAAAAGCAGGTGCATTAGGCACTGCTGATTATATTGAAGCAATACCTAAAAAAACCAGTCAAGGTATGGGTAAGCATACAAAATATTCTGCTACTTCACGCAATCGTGCTAAAAAACGGTACAGAGGACAAGGTAAATAACTCAAAAACGCCCACTAGGGCGTTTTTTAATGTAAATACAAAAAACCCTCATAAATAAACAAAGGAAATAGTATACAAATACCTATTCAATGGCACAGAATCGTTTATCAAGAGGATTTAAAGACATAAGTCTATCTTTTGGACCACATCCAGTCACAAAAGATCTTCCTGTTTTGTTGAATGAACGTGCCATAACAAGATCCGTAAGAAATTTGGTGGAGACTATTCCATCAGAAAGATTTTTCGATTCCCTTATAGGTAGTGATATTCGTGGCAGTTTATTTGAAAACTTTTCGCCAGCAATAAATGTTATTATTTCAGATCAAAT